GAGGTCGATAGCCGCCGTGCTGTCGTAGCGCTTGGTCTCGGCGTTGTGGATCGCCGGGACACCCGGCGGCGCATAGACCGGCTCCACGTCCGGGAGCGCCGGGGGGGCAAGCGCCTTCGCCACTGTGCCCGCCAGCGTCGCCACCGTCTCGGTGAGCGTGCTGACCTGGGTAGCCAGCTTGTCTACCTTGCTGTTGATCTCGTTGCCTGCCATCTCCGTGCCGTCTGCGGCGGCGGGCGACGTGCCCGCCTCCTGTTGGAAGAATGTCTTGAGCGGGAGCACGCGGTTGCGCGGCTCCGCAGGTCGGGGGGTGATGCTGGCCTCGGCCAGCACCCAGGTTTTGATCCAGAAGGCACCCGCTATATCCTCGCTCTCGTAGAGGTGAGCGACCGCGCCCGACGACCAGCCCATCTTGCCGGTGAGGATGCCCATTTCGTACAGGGCACGCTCGTATTCGTCGGCCATGTTGAGCTGCGCCTCGATCCAGACACCCACATCGTCGAATTTGACGATGGCATCCCCGATTTTGCGGGTTTTCATATGCCCGTCAAACCCGTGATGGTAGTAGACGCCCAGGCGCTCGCCATCCTGTTTGTCGTAGTGCGTGCCCTTTGTAAAGAACTCGCCCACCACGTCGGGGTCGCCTGGCGTCGTGAACCGCACCAGATACCCGCCGACGCGGCCAACCTCGCCGAGGGCCTTGACCGGGCCGCCGTGCGCATACAGCATCTCACCGAGGGTGTGTGACGTTGGTATCTGCGGCGTTGACATCTGTGGCGTTGACATCTGCATCAAAAAAAGAGCGGGGCATACCCTCTGGCTTCAGCCAGGAGATATGCCCCGCAAAATTCCGCAGGGGTGCTATGCGATGCCCACCGGGGAACATGCCTCCAGTGGGAGTGCCGGTTCGCGTCCAGCTTTCGGTGGCGAGTATACGACGTGAAACGCGAGAACGCAACAACCCGGAGGGGAAAAATTATTTGTCGGCCTGTACCATCCGCGTACCCGGCACCACAGACAGGCGGGTGTCGGGGGCGAACCGTTCGCGCTGCGTCGTGTCGATGGAGACGCCGGTAGCCGTCGCGTGGATGGACACCTCGGAGATGTCCCCCGTCCAGACGGCTTCGGCGAGGGCAACCACGCGGCGCAGGTAGGCAGTGGGCGGCGGCGTGCGGCGTGTCTGTCGGGTGTTCATGCAGCTTCGATGATGACGGCGCACCGGCAGTTGATGACGTTGCCCGCACTGCCGGAGGGGTCGCCGGGGTGGTCGAGGAGTTCGCCGGAGACCAGGAACGGCTCATCCAGCGCGCGTTCCTGCCCGTCGGCCTCTACGTGGTCGTAGTCGTCCGGAGGGTTGCGGCGCGTGCGCCTGTCCCGTGCCGAGAGCCAGCGCTTGCGGAGCACGAGGCCGTACCTCCGCCCCACCATGCGGGCACCGGCCAGCGCCCCGTAGTTCGAGGCGGCGACGGTCTCCGTCCGGGCGATGCGTTCGGCGCGAACCGCCGTGAAGTCCGGGAACTGCTCCCGCAGCCGCTGGCCCACCTCGAACACCGTCAGTTCCTCGGCCAGCCCCGCCTCAAGGACACCCCGCACCCACTCCATGACCGAGGCATCGACGCCGACGATACGGCGCGCCGCTACCGTGTCGATGTACTCGCGGACGGCCATATCCCAGGCGTCGTCGGAGAAGTCGGCGTGCGTCCTGGCCTTTGGCACGAACGCCTCGAACACCGCCTCGGCCATAGGACGTGCCGCCGTCCGGATGATGTCGGCGTAGACGCCCCGGAGCATGTCCACGTCACCCCGCACCTCGGCCAGCGCCCCGCCTACCGTGCCCGCCCCTTCGAGTGCCGCCTCCGCGTGCGAGAGGATCGCCGCGAAATAGCCCTTCAGCCCCTCGTAGGCGTAGTCGAAGACGGGTTCGCGGGCCTCGTCGATCTCCTCCCACATGTCCGCCTTGACCGTGACATCCTCGACGACAACCGAAGCTGCCAGCCCATCACCCCCCGACGAGCGCTTCACCTCGCCAGGGGGGACGGAAAAGACGGCGGGGGGACTGGCACAAGAGGCAACGCCTTCGGCAAGGCCCCGCCAGCGTCATCAACGGCCTCGCTCACGGCAGACCGGGCCTGCGATTGCAGCGCCTCGATGCGCGCGCGGTCAACCGAGAGGGACAACCCCATCGGAATCAGAACCTGCGCGTTCCATGCGTCGGCCAGCAGCATCGCCTGCGGCAGCACCGTAAACAGGTAGAACGCCCTGATGTCGGCCTCAGCCGTCGCCATGCGTGCCGCGTCGGAGTCCACAAGAAAATGAGGCACGCCGAGCGCCGTCGTGAGCGCCGTCCGCTGCCCCTGCTCAAGGCCGGTGTTGTCCAGGTCCTTCAACCCATCGCCAATCGTCGTCACCGTCACCTGGTTGTTGAGGATGCCGACCTCGCCCGCCCTCGTCTTCCCCCCGAAGAGTCGCCGCCACCACGTCTTGAGTTCGTCCTTGTCCTCCTTCTGCGTGCCGGGCGGGACGGACAACAGCGTCGCCTTCGTCAGCCCCCGATCAAGGTACCCGTCGAGGAACGTTGCCAGGCTGTCGAGCACGTCGGCATGGATGCGGGCCGCCTGCCCGTCCGACGACCCCGGCCCCACCTCTACGCTGGGGTCGGGCTGGAAGACATGCAATACCTCCTCGATGCGGTAGGGGCGTGCCTCCCCGCCATGCCGGAACTGGACGACACGCCCGGTCTGCTGCTCATACTCCACCGACACGAGGTCGGCGTTCCAGTACTGCAAACCCGTGAACCGGTTGCCCTTGCGCAGCTTCTTCGCGTAGGCCGCCCCATGCAACACCAGCGACAGCTCGTGCATGTAGAGCAGGCGACGCAAGCCGCCGAACGCCTGCGACAGCGCCTCTGGCACCGGGGTGGACACGTCCCATACGACCGCCCCCGGCTGCCCCGCCCTGTGCAACACCCAGGGCAGGTCGGCCAGCGCCTTCGCCCGGATGTCGCAGCAGCGCCGGTACCAGCCCTGCACCGAGAAGGCCCGGCTGGTCGAGAGCCGGTCGGTCATGGCACCGAAGAGGCGGGCAAGGTCGCCCGTCTCAAGGTTCGCACCGTTCATGTTGACGACGACGGGATAGCTCTTCCCCGCCGTGTCCTGCCGCATCGTTACCCCGTAGATCATAGCACCACCTCGGATACCTGTTGTGTGTTCACGTTCTCCACCCCTCGAACCGCGAGAGCATGTGCCGAGCCTCTTCCAGCACCGGGTCAGCATGTTCACAGTCGGAGCACACCACCTCGTTGCCACCCTCATGCCGCCACAGCCGCCGGGCACCACATGCAGGGCATTGCCCATCGGCGAAGGCGAACCGGTAGCCGGGGTCGTCCAGCCTCGCCATGAGGTCTACAAAACGCAGGGTGGCAGACCCCGGCACGGCGTCCCCCAGGCAGTAGGCGAATCCGTCGAAATAGCTGTAATGTCTCTGCCCGTCACGGCCAATGTATTCATGTAGCGGCAGGGCGGATAGCGCTGTTTTCATGTTTACCTCATGCGAAAAGCCATGTTGCAGCGCTGTGACCCCATAGCGCCATGACCACCGCGTCCGCCCGGTCGGGCGAGCGGCCTATGCGCCTCGCAACCTCGCTCTTCGGCTCTAAGAGCACGCCGCGCAACGTGAGCGACCACCTCGGAGCGATAAGCTCCTCGCGCAGGTCGTCGTCGGGGGGGAGGGCTATGTCCATGCCGGAGCCAGGGTCGAGCGCCTCGCGGAGCCGCCAGTACGCCTCGGCGCGGACGTTCGCCATGCGGAGCCGCCCCGACCGATCACGCCATGTGGACGCCTCCGCAGCGTTGAACGGCGTGACGGGGACGCCGTTCGCCACCAGCGCATCGTAGACGGCGGAGCCGATGCCGATCACGTCCAGCACGACGGGCACGGGGGCAGACGTGGCCGCCATGACCTCAGCGGCGACGGCTCCGCCGTCCGGCGTCGAGCGTCCGGGCAGGACGATCAGCGGGGCGAACCAGTTGCCCCGCCGGGCGGCGATGACGGTCTGATCCCGCCCGCCGCGCGCCGGGTCAACACCCAGCATGTCTGGCGCTGGCTCTGGAGAGTCCACCCATCTCGCCCGCGCCGCGTCAACCCATGCACGCGGTATGACCTGGTAGGGGTCGGTGATGGCGGTGGCCGAGAAGTCGCCCATGATCGCGCGCCGGATGTCCTCCGGCAGTGCGTCGAGCCGTCGTCCGTAGTCCGTCGCCGAGAGGACAGGGTTGTCCGAGAGTTGTGCCGGTATGAACGTCCGGCTCACGGGGCGCACCTCAACGCCGGAGAGCGTGACGGGGTCGGGCGTGTCGAACCAGCGCAGGCGGTCGCCCTCGTAGGCG